AGTTGACCCATCCGGTATAAATATATACACTTTCGCATTCAATTCAAATAACTGTTTTTCTAAAAAGATGATTAACCAAATATCGCAATATTATACAACAGATATATCGTTCTTAAAAGATACCCAGATTTTTTTAAAAAAATATAAGCCTGTAAATAACCTCCCATATGATTACGATAAAATTATGGATTTATGGAACGAAATTAAAAACGATACCGGATTCAAAGAAAAATATAATTACATGGATTTACCGATGTTAGAATTTTTAAACAATTCAGAAATCTTTCTACGAATAATGAGTATATATAATATTACTTCGCCTGTGTTAGCATTATTAACTCCATTAATCATAACAATAATCCCATTTTTTATTATAAAATTAAAAGGTATGCGTTTACAGTTTAAAGAATATGTCGACATTTTAAAAACTATACTAGCGAATCAACCTATCGGGAAATTATTCACACAATTTAATACTGTTAAAATCGAACAAAAAATATACATTTTAATTTCTGTTGCGTTTTATCTATTATCCATTTATCAAAATATTGCTTATTGTATTAAATTTAATAAAAATATGAAACTCATCCACAAAACGTTATTTCGCATTTCCGAATATATCGAACACACACAATTAAATATGAATAATTTCTTGGAGTATTCAACAGAATTAACTAGTTATAACGAATTTAATAGTATAGTTGTTGACAATTTATCCATACTTAATGAGTTTAAAGAGAAATTAAATAAATTAACGAAGTATGAGTTTTCAATTTCCAAAGTATTCGAACTTGGTTTTATTTTAAAATCGTTTTACGAATTATATAACGATAAAAAATACAACGATGCGTTTTTATACTCGTTTGGATTTAATGGGTATCTATCCAACTTACACGGATTAGTTGAAAATATTAACTTAGGTAAAATCAATTTTACTAAATTTATAAACAAAAAACGGTCCTCCCACATTAAAAATAATTATTACGCGCCATTAATGAATCAAAACCCAATAAAGAATGATATTCAGCTTTCAAAAAATGTGATTATTACCGGTCCAAACGCATCTGGTAAAACAACAGTTCTTAAATCAACCCTGATAAATATTATTTTATCACAACAGTTTGGGTGTGGGTTCTACGATTCAGCAACTATATACCCATATAAATATATTCACTGCTATTTAAATATTCCTGATACATCTGGGCGAGATAGTTTATTTCAAGCAGAATCAAGAAGATGTAAAGAAATCCTGGATATTATCCAAGAATTTAAAGACGATACACACATTTGTATTTTCGACGAGTTATTTTCCGGAACAAATCACACAGAAGCTGTAATCAGCGCTACCGCATTTATGAAGTATTTAGTTAAATTCAAATCAGTTTCTTGTTTACTCACAACACATTTTATTAAGGTATGTAAAAAATTAAACAAAAATAAAAATATTACCAATTTTAATATGCATACATTAAAGACAAATACGAACAAAAATATACATACTTATTTATTGAAAGAAGGCATTTCAGAAGTTAAAGGAGGACTTCAAGTATTACACGACTTAAATTTTCCAACAGAAATCTTGGAAAATATCTAACATTCGTTAAGTTATTGATAAAAATATATATTTGTTTTTATAATAATGTCTATTAAAGATTATTTATTTACGAGAACTTCGGCATTTATACTGCTTATTGTATTTATATTATTTATTAGCGGATTCATCATATATTATATACAAACCAGAATAAAAGAACAAAATCATAAACTGGATTCTATGTTTAGTTTAGTATCAACTATGGCACAACAATTAAATACGATTAACCACATTCCAGGTGATTCTTGCTTAAAATCGGACCCGTTAATTTGTGTTTCAGACGATGAATTATCCTATACCGATGATAACGCAGATAATAATTCGGAATCTTCTTCTTCTTCTTCTGGTTCAGAATCCGATTACGAATCAGATACAGATGACGACAACGACGACGATGTTGTGAAAGAGGGAGGCAACTCATTTAATAAAATAATAACTATACCAGAATTCGAACAACTGTATGATAATGTGGACGTTTCGTGTGATATTGATGACGAATCGGATACAAGTTCTGAGAATGATAACCCCGAGATTACCGATATAAACGAGATAGACATAAACCCTGCTTGGGATAATTTACCCGAAACTAAAGACGAAAATATTAAACACGTAATAATTGACGATATCCCATCCAGTTCTAATTTAGAAGAAGATACTCGAACTATTGATTATAAAAAAATGACAATTACAAAATTAAAAAGTATTGCCCAAGAAAAAGGTCTTATTAACGATTCATCCAAATTAAAAAAAAATGAATTATTAAAACTACTTAGTCAACAATAATAATATTTTTTATCTTATCATACTATAAATGTCTTGGGGTGTATGCTATTCAGGTTCAAATAATATTCATTTTAATTTCCCACCAATAATGAGCGACGGTCGAAATTTTGCAAGTTGGCAACCCGAAGCAGTGATTAACAAACAAATCCAACAACAAGAAAATATAACTTCCAATTGGTCTTACAGACAATATTTACAAAATAATGGACTTCAAATTATGAAATATAATTCTGAAGAAGCGTGCTATGATTTAGGATTAAATCCTCACGAAAACACGAATAATACTCCATCAAGTAACGTGCCTTATTTATATAAATCAACATTTGATTCTAGTTCTCCAGGTTATGGATACTGTAAAAGCGATTTAAAATCTCCGTATCTTAGCAGACAACAATTAAATGCTAGATTAATATCTCCTGCAATTTCACCAAATATGAATTAAACAAAACCATATAATAATAACCTTGAATAGTTTATTATTATGAATATAATTAGCATTGATGTCGGCATAAAAAATCTAGCATTTTGTCTTTTACATTTAGAAGAGAATGAACCTACCGAAAATTTTAAAATAATTAAATGGGATATTGTTAATGTTGGCGAAGAAGAAACACTCAATTGTCAACACTGTATCAAACCTGCCAAATTTAAAAAACTCGACACTTGTTTTTGTTTAAAACATTCTAAAATTAGTCCATATAAAACCCCACCTGCCGAATTAAAAATACCGTATATTAATAAACAAAAAGTAAATAAATTATTCGAAATTGCCGATAAATACAGCGTCAAATACACAAAACCCATTAAAAAAATAGATTTAGTAACTCTATTACATTCGTATATTAACAATACATATTTAGAACCAATAGTAAGCATCGACGCTTCTAAAATAAATTTAATTACCATAGGCAGGAATATTTACACCAAGATGGACACTATTTTTTATTCAGACGATACCATCGGTCCAATAACTCACGTTATTATTGAAAATCAAATAAGTCCAATTGCAAACCGAATGAAAACCATTCAGGGAATGATTGCCCAATACTTTATTATGAAAAAGGTCAAGACCATTGAGTTTATATCCGCCTCTAATAAATTAAAATCTAGCACCGCTGTGAATGATTCCGACGACGAGGTCGACATTTCAACATATAAGAATAGAAAAAAAACTGGTATTATTAATTGTTTAGAATTATTAAACAAAACAAATTCAAATATGATGAAACATTTCGAGTCACATAAAAAAAAGGATGATTTAGCCGATTCTTTATTACAAGGTGTTTGGTATATTACCAATAAATTATAACTAATTTCAATAATATATATTGTTATTCGTTTTATTTAAAAATAAACGTTCTATTTATTTAATAATAATGAATAATGATATTATTGAAATTTCAGATTTGGATTGGGATATTAAACCATCATCCAATCGAGGAAGTGATTTAAGGTCGTCTAATTTTGGGTCTGGAATTGAACTTTTAATGAATGATAAGGTAAAGGAAAACACACGTGTATCCAGTGATATTGATATAGAAGATTTAAATAATTTAGAAAATGAATTAAATGATTTGTCAAGCGATTTATTAGATGTAAACCATTCCGACAAACATTCTGTTCATTTTAACGAGCCACCTTCAATTGGACAATCAACTGCCGAAACGAGCAACAGCAATTCAAAAACATGGGACGGATACGGAAAATTTAATAATATTCCTTTAAATCCAGATAAACACGTATCCCAATCTCCACAAATACCAAAAGAAGAGTTATTGAAAGAAAAATTTAAATATCTGAGAAAACTAGAAGCTTTAGAAAAAAAGGGCGTTGAATTGTCCAGAAAATATAATATGGAATCACCCCTCGCCGAAATGCAAGGCGAATACGACACCATTATGGAAGAAAAAACAAAATCAAATTCTTTGAAATTCCAGGGAAATATGCTTATGGCTATAGTCAATGGAATTGAATTTTTAAATAATAGATTTGACCCCTTTGATATTAAACTTGATGGATGGGGAGAACAAATTAATGAAAACGTTTCCGATTATGATGAAATATTCGGAGAATTATACGATAAATATAAATCACGAGCAACCATGGCACCAGAATTAAAACTCATGTTTCAACTTGGCGGTAGTGCTATGATGGTTCATATGACAAATACCATGTTTAAAAGTGCTATGCCTGGTATGGATGATATATTGAGACAAAATCCGGATTTAATGAAACAATTTCAATCTGCAGCAGTTAACTCTATGAGTCAATCAAATCCAGGATTATCTGGGTTTATGAACGGTGTTATGAACCCCCAAGAAAATTTTTCAGGAAATCATGGTCCTCCTCCGCCAATGGCAACCCAAGGTGCAAATTCAATACCCCCACCATTAACACGACCAGGAAATAATAATTATGCTGAACGTTCTAATTTCAGACCCAATAGAAATAATGTCGTAGATGATGGAATTAATTTTAGAGAAAGTAAATCGAATGATATTCAACAAAAACATACCCGTGCCGAAATGAAAGGACCCAGCGATATTACCGATATTTTAGCTGGATTAAAAACTAAAACTATTAATATTCAAGAACAAACCAACCATGCTGATTTAGATAACAATAGTAGCACCATTAGTATCAGCGAATTAAAGGAACTACAATCTGGTGGTAATATTCCAAAACGTAGCAAACGAAGACTCAAATCAGATAAAAATACCATTAGTTTAGATTTATAAACACTCGAGACATAATTATATATTTTAGTTTTACAAAAATATATAATTTAATATTATAATGAAATATGAAAATGGTCTGTTTATTTTTCATAGAGATTTACGAATAATAGATAATAACGGATTAAATATGGCAAACACTATTTGTAAAAATATACACCCTATTTTTATTTTTACTCCCGAACAAGTTACCAAATTAAATCCGTATAAATCAGACAACTCAGTGCAATTTATGATTGAAAGTTTATTAGAATTGTCAACAGATATAAAGTTAAAAGGAGGTAAACTATACTTTTTTTTTGGAGAAAATAACAAAATAATTAATGAATGTGTTGACAAATTTAAGATTGATGTTGTCATTTTTAATTGTGATTACACGCCTTACGCAATTAAACGAGATAATAGTATTATAGAGTTGTGTAAAAAACTAAAGGTTGAATGTTTTTTAGAACACGATTATTATTTACATTTTCCAGGTTCTATTTTAAATGGTTCTGGAGGTCCATACCAAAAATTCACGCCTTATTACAACAAAGCATTAACCCAGAAATTTCAAGAACCAGTGACATTTAAAAAACTTAATTTTAATACAAAAAATATCAATATAAACCATACGATTTCACTTTCAGTCGCCATTACAAAATTTACTAAAATAAATAATAATATCTTAGTTTTTGGAGGAAGACATAACGGATTAATTGTTTTAAAAAAAGCGATTGAAGCTCAGAAACATTATTCTTCAACCCATAATAATTTAAGTCATCCAACAACACAATTAAGCGCATATATTAAATATGGATGTGTTTCTATTCGTGAAGTATATGCGGCATTTAAAAGTAAAAAGTATCACGATTTAATTAGACAACTTATATGGAGAGAATTTTACGCAAATATCCTATTTTCATTTCCTCATGTATTAGGTCATTCATTAAAACCTAATTACGATAAAATAAAATGGGCACACAACACTAAATATTTAAACGCCTGGAAAAATGGCCTTACCGGATTTCCTATTGTTGACGCTGGTATGCGACAATTAAACACGACGGGATACATGCATAATAGAGCAAGATTAATTGTTGCGAGTGTATTAGTTAAAACATTACTCATCGATTGGAGAGAAGGAGAACAATATTTCGCGACAAAACTTACCGATTATGACGTTGCGAGCAATAACGGTAATTGGGAATGGATTATGGGAGGAGGCGCAGACTCACAACCATATTTTAGAGTTTTTAATCCTTGGTTACAATCGAAAGAATATGATTCCGACGCCTTATATATTAAAAAATGGATTCCTGAATTATCTGAGGTTCCTGCTCGCTCAATTCATAAATGGTATTCTGATTATAGTTTATTTAAAGATATTGATTACCCTTCTCCAATTGTTGATTATAACGAACAAAAAAAACGAGTTATTGATATGTATAAACGTGCATTTAATTAGATAGATTTTAAGTATTTAAATACAACCCGAAAGTAAATAAAATTGAAATATAATTATTAATTTTATAAAATGTAAAAAAAAGAAAACACAATGAATAATATTACAGAACTCCAACAGACTTTTCCAAGTATCAGCGAGATATATAAATATAGTGCTAATAATAAACTTTATAAAATTAAGATTAAAGATGTTATTAACGCAAAAATAAACAGTTCGATTGTAAACTGGCATAATAATAGACCTGCGGATATGACCAGATGTGAGGAAATAAAACAATACATTATAAATTCATATGAACAAATTGAAGGAATGATATATTTATATTATAACAACGATTCGCATAAGTTTGAAATATTCGATGGACTTCATAGAGTCACCGCTTTATGCTTAATTGCAGGAAATAACCTTATTCCTTATGATTGTCGAGGGGTTTTCGCTAATGTATACGAGAAAGAACTGCTTGTAAATATTAGGTTTAATTGTCAGGAAATTGAAATTATGAAGGTATTTCAAAATATCAATTCATCCGTTCCGGTTCCTTCTGCATATATGAATTCGCGTATTGATAAAGTTACTACAATTACGACTATATCAAACCAATTTCAAATTAAATACAAATCTCAATTTAAAACCACAAGAAACCCTTTAATAGGAAATATTAATGTAAATAATTTTACAGATTTGTTAGATTATTTATACGATAATAAATATAATACAATTCAACTATTAGAAACTAAATTAAACGAACTAAACGAGTATATAAAAAATAACCCCCCACCAAAACTAAACGACAATGCTAAAACCAGATGTGAAGACTCCGGTTGGTATTTACCAACATATAGAGTTCAACATATAATTGATTATATAATTGTGATGAATGATTAATTAAATACCAAATTATACCCGTAAAAAAATAATAAATTTATTTCTAACAAATATTATGATTGATTTATCAAATTATAACATATTAGAAATATATTTATTATTTTTTTATTCTTTTTTTGTAAATAAAGTAAACACCGATTTAATCATCGGTGTTTTCTACATAACTATTCATTTTATTTATGTAGTTTTGCTCTGCCTAGTTGTCTTATTAAACACGAATATTTTACATTTGTTTATTATGATTATTATAATTACAATAAATGTATCATTAGTTATATTTTGTCGCACGTGTCCTTTAATGCTATTGGAAGTAAAATACTTAAATATTTATGCTTTAAAATCATTTTTTAAATTATTTAAACTTAAAAGGAAATCTAAACGAATCGAAAAAGAAAAAACAAAACACTTATCCAAATATTTATCAATTAGATTAGATGAACTTACTCTAGAATCACTATTATTGCTATCTTTAATTTATATTATTAAAATGATGATTCTTATGATATTTTACTGACTCGTCGCCAAAACATCAT